ATCTGGTTGAGATTGTTTGTAAAACACTGCAATGTTAAACAATGCATTGTTTCTAGATCCTTGTCCAAATCCTATTGATGCAAGTTTATTTAAACAAGGTGGTCCTAGTGGAAAGGCCTCTTCTCTTTTTTCAGTTGTGATTTGTATTCCTTCAACATCTCCTCTGGTGCAACTATATTTATCATACGCAATATAAAATTGCTCAAGTGTAAGAGCATCACCGTTATCATCAAACGCATATCTTAGTCCTTTCGTGTTATTGTAGTAGGGTAAATTTAAAAAGTTACCTGTGTCCCCACGTTCCACAAGTATCTCTGTTTGTTTAGGAAATATTTCTGAAC